ACCAGAACCTTGTTCAATGAAACATACTATATTTACAACCCAGCATATAGCATCGCTAGGCATAGCTCAAGTTTATAATATAATAGGTAATCTTGCATATTATGACTATATTTGGGCGAGTCTGACACCAATTCAACATAGTTTTGGGAAACTAATAGTACCAAAAATAGAAGGAGATGTAAATGCAACATCCACAAATAACCGTGAGAAAGATATCGACGGACTGGAAGGCAATGCCCTCGGGTCTAACGTATCTGTTCATCGGTCAGCCTAAAACAGGCAAAACTACAGCTTGTAGTAAGTGGAGTGAACTAGGAAGCGATGGCGTCATCTTATTAGACACCGATTTAGGTGCTGATTTCGTAGATGGCGTCAATTCCGTTACAGTAAGCTCACTTAATGCTCCAACTCGTCCTGTGCAACACGAGGGTAAGCAAGTAGTTAAAAAAGGACAACCTCAATTTGAGGTAATTCCTCCTAATGAGAGAGGATTCGTCGAAAGGTCAGGTAAAAATAAGGGAAAACCCATAGATTCATATTCTCTTATTGAAGTTTACAACTGGCTAAGCACAGAATGGGATACTTTACCTTATGATACTATAGTTATTGATACTATAGGTCAAGTAAATGAGTGGGTAGAGGATGCCGTAATAAAAGAACTTGGAATATCTGCTATGGGTGAAGGTCAATGGGGAGCCGACTGGGGTAAAGCCAGAAGGAAGAACGTTGACATCATTAAGAGATTTCAAGCATTTATTAAAAAGAAAGGTGGAAACCTTGTACTGGTTTCGCATTCAAAGTCAACTGTTGTAACAGATGGGAAAGCTCAGCTTGGCCCAGAATTACCTCGTGGGTTAGGGTATGCCTTAGCCGCTAAAGCAGATGTCATTGGATATGTTACTGCGGAGAAAGAAGATGGACAATTTAATGTATCTTTTGAAGCTTACGATGAAAGAGTCATTGGCTCTCGTTTAGCTCCATTAGCACAAAAAGTCCTTCCATTCGATTATCAAGCAGTGAGCAAAGAAATCTTAAACTATAAAAGGGAGAAGTCGAATGGCTAATACTCGTTTCCGTCCCGAAGACCTAAACACCTTTGACGGGGGTGGCAAATTCTTAGGTTTCGTACCAGTTGCAATTATGGATTATCAAGATAAATCTGATAATTGGGATTGGTCAGATGTCTATTTAGAATTGACATTGCAAATTGAGAGTTCACAATATCCTGTGAGAATGCAAGTTGCTGGTTCATATGATAAAGAGGCAAATGGCAATATTAAATCCTGTTCTTTATTAAAGAGAGTCTATCATCTAGCCGATGCTATCGGTTGGCAAGGTGGCCCTGATAAAGAAGGGAATTGGGTAGATGAAAATGGAGAAGAAATTGACGATGTCGCTAGTTTCTTATCTAATAATCACGCGTCCAATCCACTTAAACCAAGTTTCGATTATTATGCTTATGTATATAAGAAACCGCCTGCAAAGGATGGTAAATCTTATACAGAAGTATATCCGAGACTAGTACCAAACACAGAGAAAGGCAAAGCTGAATTAGAAGGGTTTATTAACTTTCTAAAAAGCAAGAACCTCATCAAAGAGTTTGATGGAGAGGTACCCGCTAATGGTGTACCAACTGCAAATGCAGGAGAACCTACACAGTTCTAATGTTTGTAGAAATTGCAATCGGGAGTCCTTCCAAAAGAGGGACTCTCGTACCAATAGATGAGCTATGGGATATAGTTTATGAATATGGTAAAAATCAGGCAGTCTATAGAAGTGTATACTTATATGACGATGAGGCTTTAATCTTCACTAAGAAGAGTGGAACATTAAAGAATTACTTAGGAACAAGATATATAGATGAAATACCAATCGATATCGATAAAGGACAAAACACAGACGAATACACCCTGAAAAGAGCACAAGCTGTCTTATTTCACCTTACTGATGAGTTAGGTTTAAAAGAGGGCAACTTTCAATGCTATTATTCTGGTACAGGCTACCACATTACGTTAAGTGGGGGTTGTTTCGGCTTTGAGGCCTCACCTGATTTACCATTTATAGTTAAACAAACTATGACCTCATCATTTGATGATATTGACCCTAGTGTTTACATTAGGACAGCACTAATACGATTACCACATACTTTAAATATAAAATCAGAATTATTTAAAGTTCCCCTAACTAGAGAAGAGCTAATGGGTAGTACACCAGATACTATTGTAAAACTAGCATCTTCTAGAAGATTAGACCTCGGGATAGCTGACTTATGGGGAGAGGAAACTCTATCATCTCTTATTAAAAGAGATGTACCAAAAGTTAGAGAAATGAAAAGCGTATTAGAGCCTCGTAATATTGTGCCTTGTATGCAGACTCTTTATAAAAGAGGCCCTGTATCTGGAACAAGAAACAATACTATTTTACGATTAGCTGGTCATTTTCGTAGAAATGGGATAACAAGCGAGGCAACTAAAGCAGCACTATTACATTGGAATGACAATCAACTTAATCCACAGATAATTATAGACAAGGTCGAAGCAACATATAATTATGGATATAAGTATGGATGTGAAGATGAAATACTTGTGCCTGTTTGTGAACCAAGATGTGTTTATTATAAAAATAAAGACTATTCAATAGATGTTAAGAATCGAGAAGAACTGCAAAAGGATTTATCAGAAAGAATAGAAACTGATTATTCTGGTAGAATGATTGATTTAGCAAGAATGTTTGGTCTGCAAGATAAAGACTGTGCGATATACCCCGGAGAACTAGTAACTATATTTGGGCCTACTGGTAGCAATAAAACTACTTTAGCTCAGAATATAGTATTAGGCTATGATTTTAAAGAAGATATAATAAGGAAAGAATGGCAACAGCCTACCTTATTCTTATCTTTAGAATTAAGTGGTTGGTATATGCATAGAAGAAACTTACAGATAGTAAGTGGTATGGATAAAGAACAAGTCACTAGAAATCACTCGTATGTTGGAACAACATTCGGAGATAACTTAGGACATATCAATATTCAAACTGTATCTGCTAATGTAGAAACAATACAGAAACAGATTAAAAACTTACAACCAAATGTTGTAGTTATTGACTATATTGATTTGTTAGAAACTCCAAAGCATATACGCGGTGGAGAGTATGAACAAATAAGATATATAAGTCATTTCTTATCAAACTTAGCTGTTAATAGCGACATCATTATTATACAAATATCTCAAGTTTCAAGAGAGTATAGTAGGAATGAAATACTTGATATCTATGCTGGTAAAGGCAGTGGTGCAATAGAAAATGCATCAAGAAAAGTAATTGGTATTAACGGTAAACAAAATGAAGCTGACAAAACAGTTTCCTTATTTAAGAACTCGGATGGAGATTTATTTGATGTCGAGCTTGAATGGAAACCATCATTCAGACTTCCAGTAAAAGGAGTTTCAGATGAGAACACACATCATCAAAGTCGAAGTGAAACCTAAAGTTAAACTTCGGTTAATTACGATGGCTCAAGCAGAAAAGCGTTCATTAAAACGCCAATGTGAGTACATCTTAGAAAAGGAGAGCGATAATTATGAAAGTAAAGAAGACCGCTAAAGAACTATTAGGAGAATATATTGATATTGAAATAGCAGTAGATTCACCTGATCCTGATTTAGAAACACTACTTCCTCAGATGGATAGTATTCAAAAGCAGATTAAGAAGAAGGTTGATGGCATTGACCATTTTATGGTAGAACTTAGTAGAAGAGAACACCTTATTGACGCAGAAATAGAAGCTCTAAAGAATGAAGAACTACGATTAAAAGTAAGAAGAAAAGCTGTACAGAACTTAAAGGATTACTTTAATGGATCACTGATACCTATGATAGTAGAAGAACTTGGAGATGATGATGGAGTATATGAAACAGATACAGCTAGATATAAGCTATATGAGACTTGGGGGCCAACCTTAGTATTAGAAGAAGCTGCAGTACCTGATGATTTTAAGAGGGTTACTATGGTAGAATCAATAGATAAAAAGAAAGCCAAAGAGGTTCTGAAAACCGGGGCAAAGATACCCGGACTTACATTAACAAAAGTAAAAAGAGTAAGGAGGTCATAATGGGTAGATTCTTTGATATATTCTTTATGCCAGAAGGAGTTGCTATAACTTTATTTCAATTCTTTCAAGTAGCGGTAATGTATTTAACAACTAACCATATGAATTACCAAAATGAGACCTATGAGAGTAAAGCACTTGATTTATCGATTACAATATGGAAGTTTGGAATACACTTACATTTAGTATTAGCAGAGAGGAATATATGTCAAGACGTGCAACTAGCCAAGTCGTAATAATACACGACTTATTGAAAGAAGGGGTTAAAGTTAACCCACAAATGGCTTTAAACAGATGTGGCTGTTTTAGATTAGCATCCGTCATCCATATTTTAAGGAAACAACACGGAGAGCAATATATCAAAACAAATCGCATAAAAAGTCATACTGGAAATTCTTATGCTGAGTATTACTTAGCATAGTAGGGGAAAGTAATGGGGGTAGTCTCGCAAGTTCGGCTATCCCTATTACATTAAGGAGGAAAAATGGCATTTAATAAAATGTATAATAAGTCCGGTGGAAGACCTAAGGTTAAGAAGAAAAAACCTATAAAAAATCCTAATTATTTGGAAGGATGGGAATGGTTATTTAATACACTACCATCTCAGGTATCAACAAAACATAAATTTCAAAAAAGAAAACAATCAATATTCAATGTCTTACATTATTGTAAGATATGTGAAAGAGTATGGGAATTAGATAAAATGAATGCTCAAGGTGGTCGCGTCTATA